GCGCCAGTCCTTTGCACGCCGCCGAGGGTTTCCTGGGGATCGAAAGTAATCAGGCGTGGTAAAAATGGGACTGATGGTTCGCCAGCGGACGATCAGCAGGGCTGATACGTGAATGGGCAGACGCGGCCCGCTGCCGAAACCGACCGCGATGCGGGAACTGGAGGGCGATCCGGGCAAGCTCCTGCACAAGCGCCGGCGGGAGCCGAAGCCCAAGAAGGTCACGGGGGTATACCCGCCGCGGTGGCTGGGTCGCTTCGCGCGGGACGAGTGGCAGCGGATCGTGCCGGAGCTCGAGCGTCTCGGCCTGCTGACGGTGATCGACCTGGGCGCGCTCGAGATCTACTGCGACCTGTTCGGGCGGTGGCGCGTGGCGCGGGTGAAGCGGGACAACGACAGGGCGGTGCTCGAGCTGGCGAACCGGCTGAAGCAGTACATCGCGGAATTCGGCCTGTCGCCGGCGGGCCGGGTTCGCATCGATGCGGACGATCCGGCCATGCCCGCCCAGCCCGCGGTGAAGCCGCGTGAAGAAGGCCAAGCCGCGGGCAGAGTCGTCGACGCCTCCCGCTTCTTCGGAGACCCCAAGCGATGAGGGCTTCTGGTTCGACGAGGCTGCGGCTCAGCTCGCGGTCGACTTTTTCCGCGAGTGTCTGGTGCACACGAAGGGGGAGCTGGCGGGCCAGCCGTTCGTGCTGGAGCCCTGGCAGGAGCAGCAGATCGTGAGGCCGCTCTTCGGCTGGAAGCGCGCGGACGGAACGCGACGATACCGGGAGGCGTATATCGAGATCCCCAAGAAGAACGGCAAGTCGACGCTCGCGGCCGGGATCGCGCTGCTGCTGCTCTTCGCCGACGGTGAGGCCGGCTGCGAGGTCTACTCGGCGGCCGGCGACAAGGAGCAGGCGCGGATCGTCTTCAACGACGCGAAGCTGATGCGCGGCGCGAGCCCGGAGCTCCGGAAGCGATCACGCGCGTACAAGGACACGATCGTCGCGCACGCGACCGCGTCGAAGTACCAGGTGCTCTCCGCGGACGCGCCGACGAAGCATGGGCTGAATCCGCACGGGATCGTCTTCGACGAGCTGCACGTGCAGCCAAACCGCGAGCTCTGGGACACACTCACGACGGGCGGCGCGGCGCGGCGGCAGCCGCTCACGGTGGCCCTCACAACGGCGGGCGTCGATCGGCACTCGATCTGCTGGGAGAAGCACGACTACGCGCTGAAGGTCCTCGACGGCTCCATCCCGGATCCCTCGTTCCTCGCGGTGATCTATGCGGCCGAGGAGACGGACGACTGGCGCGCGCCGGCGACGTGGGCGAAGGCGAATCCGAACCTCGGCATCAGCGTGAAGGAGGCCTTTCTCCAGGACCAGGTCAAGAAGGCCGACGACTCGCTCGCGTACCTGAACACGTTCAAGCGGCTGCATCTGAACATCTGGACCGAGAGCGTCACGCGCTGGATCTCGCCCGACCGCTGGACGGCGTGCGGTGCCGTCTTCGATCCCGAGATGCTGGTGGGGCGCGCCTGCTATGGCGGCCTCGACCTCTCGACGACGACGGATATCACGGCGCTCGAGCTGCTCTTCGTGCCCGATGAGCCGGAGGGCCTGCTGTATACGCTCTCGAAGTTCTGGTGCCCGCAGGATGCGATCGCGCTCCGGGCGCGGCGTGACCGGGTCCCCTACGACGTCTGGGCACAGCAGGGATACCTGACCCCGACGAGCGGGAACGTGGTCGACTACGACCGCGTGCGCCAGGACGTGCGCGGGCTCGCGGAGCGCTACCGGATCCGCGAGATAGCCTACGACCGATGGAACGCCTCCCAGCTCGTGACTCAGCTCCAAGAGGACGGCGCGACGATGGTGCCGTTCGGCCAGGGCTTCGCATCGATGTCGGCCCCGACGAAGGAGCTCGAGAAGGTGATCGTCGGCGGGCGGCTGCGGCATGGGAGCAACCCGGTCTTGACCTGGATGTCGGCGAACATCGTCATCGCGAAGGATGCGGCCGACAACTGGAAGCCGACGAAGGCGAAGTCATCGGGGCGCATCGACGGCATGGTCGCGCTCGTGATGGCGCTCGGGAGATCGATGACCGGGGCCAGCGGGCCAAGCATCTACGAATCTCGCGGGGTTACGGTCCTGTGAGGAAGGGGTCGGTCATGCCCTCAAAGTGGTTTTTGAACGGGCTCGCGGCCGTCGGGCGCGGGCTGGTCCGGAGCCTGCCGGCGCTGACGACGACGACGGCCGTCCTCCTCGACCTGCTCCTGTTGCTCGCGGGGCTGGCCGTGATTGTGTGGGGCATCTGGGAATTCAGTCCCGCCGCGGCGCGGATCGTGGCGGGCTCGGCGATGGTCTTGCTGGCGACGCTGCCGCTGCGGCGGAGGCCTTAATGGGCTTGTTTCGAGACTTGCCGGCTCTCGTGGAACGACGGGGCCTCGAGCAAACATTCGTCTCGAATCCCGCGCAGTGGCTCGTGCAGATGTTCGGCGGGCGGAGTACCACCACCGGGACGGTGGTCAACGAAACCTCCGCGATGGCCTCGCCGGCGTTTTTTTCGGGCGTCGCCGCGGTGTCGGAGACGCTTGGTTCGCTCTCGCTCAAGGTGTTCCGCCGGCGGGCGAACGGCGGCAAGGACGAAGACCGAGCCCATCCGCTCTACGAGCGCGTGCACCTGAACCCGAATCCCGAGATCACCACGATGATGTGGCGGGAGATGAAGCAGGCGCATCTGCTCATGGGCGGCAACGCCTACTCCGAGATCGTCAGGGAGAATGGCGGCTCCGTGACGGAGCTCTGGCCGATCCACCCGAACCGCGTGACGCCTGAGCGCCTGCCGAGTGGCGCGCTCGTCTACGTCGTGCGAGTGCCGGGCATGGGCCTCTCGGCGGTGGGGCAGCCGATCCAGCGCGAGCGCGAGGTCGTGCTGCGCCAGGATCAGATGCTGCACGTGCGGGGGATCTCGCTCGACGGGCTCTGCGGGCTCTCACGCCTCGCCCTGCATCGCGAGTCCATCGGGCACGCGCTCGACTTGCAGGAGTACGGCGCCCGGTTCTTCGGCAATGGCGGAATCCCCGGCGGCGTCCTCGAGCATCCCGGCACGCTCACCAAAACGGCGCAAGACAACCTGCGCAAGTCCTGGGAGGAGACGCACGCCGGGCTTAGCAACTCGCACCGGCTCGCGATTCTCGAGGAGGGCATGAAGTGGCATAACACCGGCGTCGAGAACGAGAAGGCACAGTATCTCGACAGCCGTCAATTCCAGGTCGGCGAGACCGCCCGGATCCTGCGCGTGCCGGGCATCCTGATCGGGCACGATGACAAGGCCTCGACGTATGCCTCGGCCGAGCAGTTCTTCCTGGCCTACGTCGTCCACACCGTGCGCGCGTGGGTCGTCCGCTGGGATCAGCAGCTCACACTCTCGCTCCTGACCGAGTCGGAGCGCCGCACGCACTTCATCGAGCACAGCCTCGACAGTCTCCTGCGGGGCGATGCGTTGACGCGCGCCCAGGCCAACGAAGTCCGCTGGCGCAACGGGACCCTGAGCATCAATGAGTGGCGGGCGATGGAGAACGACAACCCGCTGCCGGACGATGAGGGGGAGCGGTACTTCGTGCCTCTGAACATGGTGCCGCTCGACCAGGTCGACACGATACTGGCCCAGAAGACCGAGCCCGCGGCACCGGCCGCGAAGTCGCCGCAAAACACGCCGGCGACGACGCCCAACGGCAACCGCCACGATCAGCTTCTCCGCGATCTGGCCGAGCGGGCACTGAGGCGGGAAGTCCAGGCAGTGCGAAAGCTGGGCGAGCGCGAGACGGATCCGGAGGCGTGGCGGGCCGCGGTCGATGCGTTCTATGCCCGGCACACGGCCTATCTGGCGGAAGTGTTCCACGTGTCGCTCGAGCGGGCGCGCGGCTATACGACCGAGCACCGGGCCGAAGTGCTCGCCGAGGGGCCCGGGGCGGCGGACTATTGGGAAGATGCGGCGACGGCCGAGCTGATCGAGCTCGCGACGGCGGGCTAAAGGGGGGCGCTATGAACTCCGAGCGGGAACAGCGGACGTGCGCGACGGTCGAGCTTCGCACCGAGGCCGGGCAGCCGCCGCGGCTGGTGGGCTATGCGAGCGTGTTCAATTCAAAATCGCTCGACCTGGGCGGCTTCGTCGAGATCGTGCGGCCCGGGGCCTTCAAGCGCTCGCTGGCCAGCGGCGCCGACGTCCGGGCGCTGGTCAACCATGACCCGAATCTCATCATCGGGCGCAACCGAGCGGGAACCCTCGAGCTGGTCGAGGACGACCGAGGGCTGCGGGTGACGATCACGCCCCTGGAGACGCAGGCGGGGCGGGATGTCGTCGCCAACGTGCGGGCGGGCAACCTGGACGGCATGTCCTTCGGGTTTCGGACGATCAAGGACAGCTGGGACGTGGGCAGCGACCCGGCGCTGCGCGAGCTCCTGGACGTCGAGCTGCTCGATGTCTCCGTGGTGGCCTTCCCGGCATATCCGCGGGCGGACGTCGCGGTGCGCTCGCTGGAGGGAGCGCGCACACTGGCGGCGGCGCGGGAGCGTCGCGAGGAGCGGCTGCGGCAGCTCGAGCAGTCCGTGCGTTCATAGCGCCACATACACGTGGCCGTCACGGATCGCCAGGAGCCGCATGTGATACGCGGCAAATATGGCGATCATCGCCGCGTTGTCGATGTGCGTTCCCGCCGTGATCCTTCGACCGGGACTCTCTAGTAGCAGGGCCTGGATGCCGCGGCCCCACGCTGCGCGTCCGTAACCCTTTCCCGGTCGTCCGATCATGATGCCGAGGTCCGCCGTGGTTCCCTCCACGTCAGCACCGAGCGTGCCGACCATGCCGCCGTCGGCCATGACAGCCCACATCGGCCCATGCTTCGACGCAAGATAGGCGCACGCCGACTCCCGCGTATGGTCGAGCAAGCGCTGCCGCGAGTACCGCATGAGATCGCGGTCGTTGAGCCAGCCCAGATATTCGGGCGTGATATGCGCTGCGGTGAATGGGACGAGATTCATAGCGCACATTTTACTTGACACATTCCGGGGGGCGCGCGGTAGAGTTCTGATCCAGTAGCACGGCGCTCGGTTGCCAGTCAGCCCGACGGTATGACGGGCCGAGCGTGACACGGTAGCAGCGACTCCATCGAGCCGCGTGCTCCGTTGGTTCCACGGACGAGATCACTAAACGGCCGTGGTGCCTTCGGCACGCGGCTTTTTCTTTGTCCTCCTGCCGAGGCACCGACAGGAGGCGTCGATGCCGAGCATCCCGGAGCGCAAGCAAGAACGCGGCAATCTGGTCGCCGCGATGCGCGCACTTCAAGCCAAGGCCGCGAGCGAGAATCGCGACCTCACCGCCGACGAAGACGCCGAGTGGAGCCGCCTGGACAAGGCCCAGGACGCGATCGGCTCGGCGATCGCGCGCGAGGAGCGCATGGCGGCGATCGATGCCGCGCTCCACCAGACGAGCGACTCCGGTCTGCGGCCTCAGCCCAATCCAAGCCCGAATCTCGTCGAGGATCGCGCGATCGCCAATCCGCGGGCCCACGAGGCCTACAAGAAGGTCTTCCGGTCGTACCTGCTCGACGGACCCGCCGCGATCCTGACCATGCCAGAGCACGAACGGCGCGCGCTCCAGATGGACGTCTTCACCAAGGGCGGCGCGCTGGTCGCTCCCGAGGAGTTCGTCGCGACCCTCCTTCGGGCCGTCGACGACCTCGTCTTCATCCGCCAGTTCGCCACGAAGTACACCGTGACGATGGCGGGCGCCCTCGGCGTACCGACCCTCGACGCCGATCCGGCCGATGCCGACTGGACCTCCGAGCTCCAGACCGGCAGCGAGACGGACATGACCTTCGGCAAGCGCGAGCTGCGCCCGCATCCGCTGGCCAAGCGGATCAAGGTCAGCAACAAGCTGCTGCGCGCCTCGGCCCTGCAGCCCGAGTCCCTCGTCGCCTCCCGGCTCGCCTACAAGTTCGCGATCACCGAAGAGAAGGCCTTCCTCACCGGCACCGGGGCGCAGCAGCCGCTCGGCGTCTTCACCGCCTCGGCCGATGGGATCCCGACCAGCCGCGACGTCAGCACAGGCAACACGCAGACCGCCCTGACAGCCGACGGCCTGATCGAGGCGAAGTACACGCTCAAGGGTCCGTACTGGCCCCGGGCGCGGTGGATCTGGAGCCGCACCGCCGTCAAGAACATCCGCAAGCTGAAGGACGGCAACGGGCAGTACCTGTGGGCGCCGGGTCTCACCGGCGGCACGCCCGACACGATCCTGGACATGCCGTATTCCGTGAGCGAGTACGTGCCGGCCACTTTCACCAACGGCCTGTACGTCGGCATCCTCGGCGACTTCTCGCAGTACTGGATCGTGGATGCCCTCGACATGACCGTGCAGCGGTTGGTCGAGCTCTACGCCGAGACGAACCAGACCGGGTTTATCGGCCGGACGGAAGTCGATGGCGCCCCGGTGATGGCCGAGGCCTTTGTCCGCGTCCAGTTGGCCCCATAGGAGGCGACATTGAGCGGCGATTACATCAACGAACAGACGAAGATCACGCTGGTCGCAGCGCCCGTCGCCCTGTCGACGACCATCGTCAGCAGCGCCGTAGACCGATCGAACTTCGGAAGCCTCACCTTCGCGATGGCGTTCTCGACGGCGATGGCCACCAACGTCACCGCGACGATCTCGATCCTGGCCGGGAGCGCCTCGACGGCGACAGAAGCCGCGGCCGCCGCCGACGTCGTCTTGGACTACGCCACCGCCACGACGGGATCCTTGGCGGCCACGGTGAAGAAGGCCAGCTACGTCGGCGCGTTCCGCTGGGCGAAGGCTGCAGTCGCGCCGGCGGCGGCCACCACCGGCACCGTCACGATTCTCGCGATCCAGGGGGGTCCGCGGAAGTCGCCGCAACCGGCGGCCTAAAGAAACCGACTCGAGGCTCCGTGTCTTGAGTGACTAGGTCGGGTGGGCCCCTCGGGGGTCCTCCCGACCGCAACCAACGGAGAAGCGCGAAATGGCCGATTCCTCGTATCAGCCTCTCGTCTACCGCAAGCAGGGCGCGATCGAGTTCGTCATAGCGAGCGGCGGCGCGATCAACGTCGAGCCGGGCGGCAAGATCACGGCCAACGGCACGCAAGCGGCCGCGATCCCGCAGGGCACGACCGCGACCGGCGTCCAAGACTCGCTCAACTCACTTCTGATCGCCATCAAGAACGTCGGCATCATCGCGGCCACGTAGGAGCGTTCACAAGATGAACACGACGGAGCGGAACGGCAATGGTCACCATGTTCACGGAATGAACATTCCGCAGACGGTTGCGATCGTGGCGCTGGGCGCCTCGAACCGCACCTACCTGATGCAGACGATCGAAGCGGGCGGGCGCTGGCGCGTGTGGGACGAGGTCTGGGCCATCAATGCGATGGGCGGCGTGATCCAGCACGACCGCCTCTTCATGATGGACGCGCTCGAGGACCTCAACCCGGTGCCGGGTGAGAACGTGAATCACATTCCCGGCCACGTCGCCGAGATCGCCCGGTGGGCGAAGCACCATCCCGGTCCGATCTACACGCCACGGCCGCATCCGGACTATCCGGGCTCGGTGGCCTATCCGCTGGGCGATGTCATCAAGTCGGTGCCGCACGCCTACTGCAACACGACCGTCGCCTATGCGGTGGCGCTGGCGATGCACTTGGGCGTGAAGAAACTCGGGCTCTACGGCTGCGACTTCAGCTATCCGCACACGAAGCACATCGCCGAGTCCGGCCGCGCCTGCGTGGAATTCCTGCTCGGCATGGCGGCGACGTCGTTCGGGATGGATCTCGTCGTCGCGGCCGACTCGACGCTGCTGGATGCCAGCTCGCCTCAGAGCGCGCGCTTCTACGGCTACCACGACTCGCTGGTCTTCGAACAGACCGAGACGGGGATGGTCGTGCGACTCAAGGAGCCGAAGCCCGAGCCTGAAGCGGAGCCGGAGCCCGTGGTTGGGGGTGCCGATGCCCTACGCTGAACGGCACGTCGTGCCCATTGAGACCGATGGGGCGGGGGCGGCGACCGTCTATTCTCCCGTCATCTCCGGGCGCGTGATGGCCGTGCGCTACACGAAGGGCAACCTGGCCACCACCGCCGCGATCACGATCTCCGCCGAGGCCACCGGCGAAGCGCTCTGCTCGGAAGTGTTCACCGCCGACACCACGCGCTACCCGCGCGTGCCGACGCACACGGCGAGCGGCGGTGTCGTGCTGTTCGGGAGCACGGTCACCTACGGCGTCAACGAGCCGATGGTCGTGGCGCAGGATCGCCTGAAAGTCGTGGTCGCCAGCGGCGGGGCATCCGTCGCTGGCTCGATCAGCTTTGTGATTGGCACATGAAGATCAAGCTGCGCGCGATCCACGCGAGTCCTCGCGGGATCTTTCCGCCCGGCACGACCCTCGAGGTCGACGAGACGGAGGCGCGGGCGCTGGTCGCGGGAGAGTACGCCGACCTGGTCGAGCAGGCGGTCCCGCGGTCGGCTGAGAACACGGAGGCGGAGCCGGCGCGCGCGACCGCGGCGATGGCGCCCGCCGAGAATCGGCGGATCGACGAACCCAATCCCACGAGTCGGCGGCGGTCGAAATGATCGACGGCCAGCTCGCGCTCGTCACGGCCCCGGGGGGTGAGCCGATCACCCTGGAGGAGGCCAAGCTCTTCTCGCGCATCGATCAGACCACGGACGACGCCCTCGTGGCGAGTCTGATCACCGCCGCGCGGCGGCACTTCGACGGCCCTGACGCCTGGTTCGGGCGGGCCCTCGTCACGCAGACATGGGATCTGCGGCGCGACGCCTTTCCGGGCTCCGAGTGCCCGGAGCTCCTGGTACCGCTGCCGCCGCTGCAATCGGTGACCAGTATCAGCTACGCCGATGCGAACGGCGTGACGCAGGTGCTCGCGCCAGCCGACTACACCGTCGACACGAAGCGCGAGCCCGGGCGGATCACGCCCGCTTATGGCAAGACCTGGCCCTCAACTCGCTCGGTGCCGAATGCGGTGATCGTCCGATTCGTCGCCGGCTACGGCGCGGTGTCGGCAGTGCCCGAGGACATCAAGACCTGGCTGAAGCAAGCCGTCGACTACCTCTATGCGAATCGGACGGCTGCCGGACTGCCGGGTGGGTTCCTTTGGTCAATGGCCCGGTATCGGGCGTCGTGGAATGTCTGATGGCGATCCAGAGCGGGGCACTCCGCGAGCGGATCAATATCGAGCGCCACGATACGGCGTCGGACGCTTGGCTGGCCTTGACGGACCTGCCTGAAGTCTGGGCCGCGGTCGAGGCCTTGGGCGACGAGCGCTTTCAGATCCAGGTCCGATACCGAGACGACCTCATCGGCTTCCAGGACGCGCAGCCCGCCTTGCGTGTGAAGTATCGCGACCGCGTCCTTGAGGTCATCGACATTCGCGAGAACAGCCGGCGCGAGACGCTGGAGATCACCGCCCAGGCGCAGCGCATCGAGATCCCGGATCTGGGCAGCTCAGCCCGTCGGACGAACCAGTGGCCACAGCCATGATCGAGACCCGGGTCGAGTTCAAGGGCCTGAGCGACATCGACGCGGCGCTGAAAGAGCTGCCGATCCAGACGCAGAAGGTCGTGCTGCGGCGCGGCCTGACACTTGCCGCGCGCGTCTACCAGGACGGCATGATGCGCCGAGTCGTCCAGGCCAGAGAGCACCGCATCGTCCGCTACGGCAAGGACTACCCGCGGAAGATCGCGCACGCGATCGGCTACCGCGTTCGCTTCAAGAAGGACGGCGATCCGATCGCGGAGATCGGGCCGCTCAAATCGGCCTTCTGGGCGATGTTCGTCGAGCTCGGAACGCGCTTCCAGCCGGCGCGCCCATTCATGCGGCCAACCTTCGAGCAGGACGGTCAGATCGCCGTCGCCGCCTTCGCGGCCGGCGCCAAGGAAGCGCTCGAGAGCGTCGTGCGGCGGATGCGCCGCATCGCGCGGAGGGGATAGCGATGGCCATCAGCGCAGCGGGCACGATCACCATCGACGCAGTGCTCTCGGCGGTCGAGAATCTCGACCTCAGCGTCGACAAAAAGGCCGACCTGACCAAGGCCATCCGCCAGGTCTTCACGTCGGGCGCTGGGGCCGGACAGTTCGAGCGACTCTTTGTCGATGAGCGGCCGCTCGGGGGGGGCGCCACCGACGCGCTCGACTTCTCGGGCGGCGGCCTCCTCGACGTGCTCGGCGGCGCGTGGGCCCCCGGCAAGCTGAAGTTCCTGATCGTCCAGAACCTCGGGCCGAACGACATCCAGGTGGTGCGACCCGCGAACGGCATCCCGATCTACACGTCGGCGAGCGGCGGTGAACAGATCCCGAGCGGCGGGATTCTCGTGAAGATCTGGCCGAGCGCCGCGGGCGTCGCCGTGACGACGGGCACCGGCGACCTGCTGAACATCGTGAACACCGCGACGGCGGCAAATACGTATCAGATCATCGCCGGCGGCGCCGGCGCGGCCACCTAAACCGGCAAAGGGGGGCGATGCGATGTCTCAGAACGCGGTTCTGACGCAAGGGACGCTGCTGAAGCGCGGCGACGGCGGATCACCGGAGGTCTTCCAGACCGTGCCGGACGTGATCTCGATCTCGGGCCCCGACGCCAGCAAGAGCGAGATCGACGTGACGGATCTGGCCTCGACCGCCAAGGAGTTCAAGGGCGGTCTGGCCGACTTCGGCCGCATGACGCTCGAGATGAACTACATCCCGGGCAACGCCATCCACACGGCGATGCGCAACGACTTCAACAGCGGCGCGAGCCCGGTGCGCAACTGGCGCCTGGCGTTCGTCAACGGCCAGCGCTGGGTCTTCTCGGCCTACGTCGCCTCGTTCCCGGGCAACACGCAGGGCGACAGCGTGCAGAAGGCCTCGGTCGTGCTCCGCATCTCGGGGCCCGTCCTTGAAGAGGCTGGCTCGTGAGTGACCTCCGCGCACGGATCCTCAGTCGTACCACCCAGAAGGGCCCGGCCGACACCCTCGACGTGCCGGAGTGGGGCGAGAAGGTCGGCGTGCGCCGGCTCTCGCTTCGAGAGCGCCTCGCCTTCGAGCGCGAGAACGGAACGCTCGATTCGCTCGATCGCGCGAAGGACCCAGAGGGCTACAGCCGGTGGCTGGTGCGCTACTGCATCGCCACGGCGACGGACCTCCAGGGCGATCGCCTGTTCCATCCCGAGGACGAGAAAGAGCTTAACGACGAGAGTGCGACGTCGATCGAGCGCGTCGCGCTGAAGGCGTTGAAGGTCAACGTCGTGACGGCCGACGAGGTCCGCGATCTGGGAAACGTATCAAGCGGAGTCCCGAATGGGGCTTCGCATTCCGCCTCGCCGGCCATCTCGGGCTGACGGTCGAGGAGCTCGTCGATCGGATGTCGGGCGAGGAGTTCGCGGCGTGGCGCGCCCTGGACTCGGTCAGCCCGCTCGATCTCTCGGAACGGCTGGGGGCCATGACGGCGACGATACTCGCGAACGTGCATCGCGACCGCGAGCAGCGGCCGCAAGGCTACACGGTCGAGGACATGATCGCGATGACCTCGATCCGCCAGCCGGAGCGCCTCACCCGTAGGGAAGAAGAGCACCGCTTCCGCGCGGCCTTCCAGCAGGCCGGGCTTCTCGTGGTGAGGAACTAGCGTTGGCGACATTGGCCCAGCTCGTTGTCGAGATCTCCGCCAATTCGGCTGCCTTCCGCTCGGAGCTTGAGAAGGCCCGCGGTCAGTTCGGCCAGTTCACCAGCGCGATCAAGACGGGCCTCGCCACGCTCGGCACGGCCGCCTCGGTCGCCGGCCTGACGGCGATGGTCAAGTCGGCGCTCGACGCCGGCGCCGCCACGCGCGAGATGGCCGCCCGCATGGGGATCGGGACGCGCGAGCTGCAGGAGTTCCAGCACGCCGCGCGCGATACCGGCGTCAACCTCGAGGCGCTAGAGACCGGCATTCGCAACCTCAGCCGGAACCTCGACGAGGCGGCCAACGACTCCGCGCAGGCGAGGGAGGCATTCGCCCGGCTCGGTGTGAGCTGGCGAGACTCGATGGGCAATGTCCGTGACGTGGTCGACGTGCTGAACGACGTCGCGGACTCGCTGAATCTCAAAACTCAGGCCGAGCGCGCCGCTTTAGCGGTGCAGCTCTTCGGTCGTAGCGGCACGCAGCTCATTCCGCTTCTGAAGGAAGGCTCGAAGGGTATGGCGGCGCTGCGCGCGGAGACGCAGCAGCTCGGCCAGGTCCTCTCTGACGACGCTCTGAAGGCGCTCGACGACATGCAGGACTCCTTCGACAAGGCGACGAACAGCATCAAGGTCGGATTCATGAAGGCGGTGGTCGAGGCCAAGCCGGTGCTCGATGGCATCGCGATCGTGCTCACGAACATCGGTAACGCGATGGCGGCGATCGCGGAGAAGGTTGGGCCGGTGGCGTCGTTCTTCTCGTCGCTCATCGGCTTCGGCCGCATCAAGCCGATCCCGGAGCCCGAGGCCTTCGGACCATTCGGTGAGAAGTTCGGGCCGCCACTACCGCCGAAGGCGTCGGGGGCACCGGCGCTGACGATCGCGCAGCGTATCCAGCAGGCCCAGGCGGCGGCCGCGGCGGCGCAGAACCGCCTGGCGATCGCCGGCGCGGCCAGCCTCGCCGCGCCGGGCTCTCAGGTCGACCTGCTGCAGCGACAGATCACGCTCTCGCAGCAGAAGGTCCGGCTCGACCTCGACGGGCTCGCCGCGCAGCGCGCGCTCGAGCTGACCGACAAGGGCCGCCTCGAGCTCGCCCAGAAGGCCGAGAAGGTCGTGACCGACTTCATCGTCGAGCAGATCAGGCTGACGAAGGAACTCGAGGACGCGACGCAGGCCGCGGCCGCGGCCGAGGCCAACCTCTTCGACTTCTCCGGCGAAGCCGGCGCCGCGCAGCGCGACCTGGACGTCGCCGCTGACGCCGCCGGCCGATATGCCGAGGCGCTGAAGGAAGCGAAGCGCCAGGGCCTCGGGATCGGCGAGTCCGAAGTGCTCTTCGACGTGCCGCTGATGAGTTCCGCCGACGCGACGATGCAGAAGCTAGGGAGCCGGCTGAACGACATCGCCAACCAGAGCCGCGTCATGGGCTTTTCGGTCGATGAGACCGGCAAGCGGATCGCCGCGCTCGACGAGGCGCTGCAGGCGCTCGCCGACGATGGGATCTCCGAGACCGACGAGGGGCTGCAGTCGATCCGGAGCGAGCTCGAGCGCCTCACGGTGACGCGGGATGCGCTGTCAGACATCTTCGGCGGCCTGCGCAGCGCCGTCTCGGGCACGGTCCAGGGGATCGTGCAGGGGACGCTGACCATGCGCGAGGCCTTCGCGAACATGGGGCGCTCCATCGCCGCCTCCATCCTCGAGAACGTCATCAATCGCGGGCTGCTGGTCGCGCAGCGCGCGCTCGAGGAGTTCATCGACTCGCTCGTCCGAAGCGGTCTGATTCAGTCGACGGTCCGGTCCGGAGTCGGCCTCCTGACGTCGATCCTGGGCGGCGCGGCCGGCGGGGCTGGCGGCTTCGACGCCGGCGGTGCCCTGGCAGCCGGCGGCGGCGCCGGGGCCGTCGCGCCACACCTGGCGTCGGGCGGCATCGTGACGAGCCCGACCTTCGCGATGATCGGCGAGGGCGGACCGGAGGCCGTCATCCCGCTGAACCGGCTCGGCATGGGCGGCGGCACGCAGGTCGTGATTCACAACTACACCGCGGCCACGGTCGAGCACACCGAGAGCCGGGGCCCGGATGGTCAAGAGGTCCACAACTTCGTCATCCGCGAGCTGCGTCGCAGCATCCAGAGCGGCGAGATGGACAAGATCCTCTCGCCCTATGCGCTGTCGCGGCAGCCGGTGCGGCGCTGATGGCGACCTGGCCCGGCACGCTGCCGCCGCGGCTCCTGGTCGAGGGCTACCAGGAGCGCCTGCCGAATAACAAGCTGCGCACGGAGATGGACGCCGGGCCCGCGAAGCAGCGGCGCCGCTACACGGCCGCCGTCCGCCCGATCACCGGCGCGCAGGTCCTCACGCAGGCGCAGGTCGCAGCCCTGAAGACGTTCCATAACACGACGCTCCTCGGCGGCACGCAGCCCTTCGACTGGACCGACCCGATCCCGAACTCCGGCCTCGTCAACTTCCGCTTCGTCACGGAGCCGGTCATCGACCGGGCCCTCGGCGGCGGGTTCTACCGCGTGAGCTACGAGCTGGAGATCTTGCCCTCGTGAAGGGAGACAGCATGAGACATCGCCGCATCGTGGCCTTCGTCGTCGTCGCGGTGCTCGCACTCGCGTCGGCGGCGTCGGCCGACATCTTTATGAATTCCAGCGGCGTCACGATCGGCTCGCCGACGTTCCGCTCGTACCAGCCCAACGGGACCTCGCACCTTCAGGGCCTGGTCATCTGCGACAAGACGGTCTCCGATCGCTGCATCACGGTCGACAACAACGGCGCGATCGCGGTGACGCTGCCGACCGGGACCGCGGGCAGCGCTAACGCCGCCGTGCTCTCAATCCAGGGCATCGCCTCAATGACGCCGGTACAGACGACGATCACCGGCGCGCTCCCATCGGGCAGCAACGTCATCGGGCACATCATCTGCGACTCCGGCTGCTCGTCGACGACGTCGCCGTCCTACGGGGCGGCCTTCGCATCGACGGGCACGCCGATCGGCTTCACAGACGGGACGAACATGGTGCCGGGCCGAGTGCGGACCGGACTCATCGGCTCGGGCGACAACGGCCTCGTAGTCCGACCGTTCCTGCCGTCAGACGGAACGAACACGATGCCGGCCGGTGACAGCTCGGCGCGCTCGATTCACGTGACGGTCGACAACGGCTCGGCGACGGTGACCGAGAACAATAACCTGACGCTCGGCACGTCGGCCGTCGCGGAGACGGTCGCGCTGCAGTACGGGGCTGTCGTGACGACGCCCTCGACGATGACCCTCGGCAGTAACGGCACCGGCATGCGCGCGACGTTGGCGGCGGCCGGTCAGCAAATCTTCCAGATCAATGCGCCGATCGGGGACTGGACGGGCGGCAAAGCGAATGCGACCGGCACGTCGGACACGTCGCTCGTCGCGGCGCTCGGCTCTGGCGTCAAGTTCTGCATGACCGACTGGATGGCGACGAACGACTCCGCTACCGATACGAGCTTCCGATTCCGCGATGGGACGACCGACATGACCGAGCGACTCATGGTCCCGAACAAGGGGGCCAACCAGAAGTCACTGCTGACGCCGCACTGCACCACGGCAAACACGGCGCTCCAGTTTCAAGCCGACACGGGCGTGACGACCCTGCGCGTCACCGTCCGCGGCTACAAGACGAAGGAATAGTAGGCGATGCGTCGCCGGGTTGCGCTGCTCGTAGTCGTATCCGCGCTCGTATTGCCGGCATCGCTGGTGCCGCGTTCACGGCACGACGAATTACGTTTCCGTGTCGAGGCAGCGCAATTCCCCAAGCAGGTCACGCTGAACATGCAGACGCGCGCCGGCGGCGACTACACCTTCCCGGCCGTCACCGTGCCGACCGGCGTCGTCGGGCTCATGTTCAGCATGGACATCTCGGAAGCCAGTGGATCACTGCCGCTCATCAGCGCGAGCCTCGAGGGCTCGCTGGACGGCGGAAATACCTGGATGCCGGCGGGCGCGTTTACACGCGCGGCGGGGCCGAAGGGCCTGAACAAGCAAGGCGTCACGGTATCCACGACGGGGGCGAGCTTCTTCGGCGGCCCGTTCTGGAATGACGCCGCGAACGCGAACCGCCGACTGCGCGGCAGCGCGACGATCGGCGGCACGCTGCGCTTCGCGCTCGAGGTCATGCCGCTGTGAGGCTTCTCTACGCGCTGCTCGCGGTCCTGTTGCTAGCCACGCCAGCGCACAGCGCGATCGCCGTCGTGCAGACGGTCTCGTGCTCGGCGCATGGCGCGACGTCCTGCACGACGGGCGCTGTCACCACGACGAACGGCAATCTATTCGTCGCGAACTCGTCGTACTGCTGCGCGGCGTTCACGTCGGTAACAGACAGTAAGTCAAACTCCTACGGCAACGCGATTGCCGCGACTTCAGACGCTGACGGGGGAACGATCCGTCAGGACTTTATCGCGGCTGGTACGGGCGGCGCATCCCACACCTTTACTTTGACTGGCGCGAGCGGTGCCTTCTTCGGCTCGCTGAGCGTGATCGAGGTCTCTGGCGCGGCGGCGTCACCGCTCGACAAGACGGCGACCGGACAGGACTCCGGCACGAGCCACACCACTAGCAACACCGCGACGACCTCGCAGGCGGACGAGCTCCTGATCGGGGTCGGCGCGTCGATTGACATCACGACGTATACGACCGACACGGGCGCGGGCTGGACGGAGCGAACCAACATCGCGACCGACGTCAACACCGAAGGGATCCTCACCGGCTCAAGGGTCGTCTCGGCCACGGGCACGTATGCCTACACCTACACGTCGGGCACCAACGACGACTTCGCACAGGGCATCAGCACATGGAAAGCCGCGGCGGCCGGCGGCGGGGCACGCCAGCAGTGCGTCGGCTGTGGCGCCGATCGCAAGGTGATCGAATGAGCATCTGGCTGATCATCCGCGCCGCGCTCTTCGTCATGCCGTCCGTCGTCGTGCTCCTCGTGATGACGTATCCCGCCAGGCCAGCCACGACCTTCGTGGCATCGAACGTCGGTAACGATGCCGCCGGCACACCCTGCACGGATAGCGTCCCCTGCTCGGTGCGCCGCGCGATCCTCACCGCGAATTGCGCCAACAATGACGTGATCGAGCTGCTCGACGGCACCTATACCGGCGCGAACTATATGCTGGACGTCTTCAACTACGCCGGCAGCAAGTCGGGCACGGATGACACGCACCGCTGTACGATCCGCGCCCGCAACGACGGCGGCGTCCTCATCGACGGCCAGAACACACGGACACCGCTCTGGCTGCAGGGCAATTCCTGGTGGACCGTCGAAGGCATCAATGCCCGAGACGGCGACGACGTCTTCTTTGTGAAGAACTCAAGCAATCTCATCTTGCGCCGCCTTGTGGGCTGGGACACCAAGAGCCTCGTCGATCGCAAGGTATTCATAGTCGAGAGCAGTACGAACGTGCTGGTCGAGGATGTCGGGGCCTTCGGGCTGGCCGTCGAGACGATTCTCGACTACGGCAACAATGTCAACGTCAAATGGCGACGAGTCTGGACACGAACCGAGGGCCAGGTGTTTACCCCGAGCGTTTGTTGCACGGGGAGCACCGCGAACCAGTTCAACTACACGACCGCGAATCATCCTACGCCGTCGCTCATCGAGAACATCATCCAGCTCGCCGGGCCGGACCGCGGCTCTGAGGGGATCGCGGCCGTCACGAATTGGATCCGCCACGACGCGCTGACGCCCTTCGTGCGCTTCTTCGGAACGATGCACTACGTGACCACCGGGGCGCCGACGATGCACTTCGGCTCCATCGCCTACGACGGCAACCCCGAGGCCTGTACGGGCTACATCATCACCGATAGCGTTGTGCACGCCAATGGCTCGGCGAGCCGACCCATTCAGGTCGGGCAAGGAGCCACGCCAGCGCAAGGGTGCGACGGGTCGAATCCCGGAGCCCCGCAGCAACTGACGCGCGTGAACAGCGTCCGCGGCAGCACGGCGTCGACCTACGGTCACGCCACGCTGACGAATGTCAACGAGTCGACCACCATCGGCGGCACTGGCTTCGACTACGTGGGCACCGGGAACACGGCGAAGCTCTGCTTCCGATACGTCGATGGCGTCTACACGGCCACGCCGCTCTGGCCCTGGCCGATGGATGGCCGCATCAAGGCCGCGATCGAGATGAATGCGGGCCGCGGCAGCGTCGCGCTGACGGGCGGCGCGGGGACCGGCTATCAGGCCGGCACGGTGACGAGCGAGATCGCCAGCATCTTCGGCCCGATCCCGGCGGCCTGTAACAGCTCTGGCGGCCCGTTCGTGCCGAACTTCCCGACCGCCAGCGACTTCCCGTCGACACCGATCATTGATGATTTCAACCGCGCCAATGGCTCGATCGGACCCAACTACACCTGGGCCGTCGGGTCCGGCTATACCATCTCGGGCAATCTCGCGCTCGCCCCGGTCGGCGCCACGCGCGGCTGGTGGAACGCGGACACCTTCACGGCGTCGCATGAGGTCTATGCGACCTGGCCGACGGTCCCCAGCGGCGACAGCGTTCTCCTCACCTTCGCCGGACCCGATCTCGCAGACAACGGCTATCACCTGATCCTGACTCGCTCGGGCGGCAATGCCTTCCTGCGGGTCGCGCGCATCACGGGCGGCTACACGGAGATCCTTGGGCCGATCAATCTCGGGACGGACGTGGCGAACGGGCAGAGCTTCGGCATTCGCGTGAGCCCGACGCAAACGATCTCGATGTACTGGAAATATAGCGACGGGCTCTGGTATCGCATCGGCTCGGTGATCGACACGAATCTGCCGGCGACCGCACGGATCGGCGTCGGCGGCATCCTGAGCAATACGATCAACGATCTGGGCGGCGGCACATGCTGCGGCGGCGCCGTGAGCCCGGCGAATATCGGGCGCTTCGGCACCCGGTTCCCGACGCAATGAGATCGCTCCTCGCGCTGCTCCTCGTCGCGCACGCAGTCGCCACGGCGGCCGCCGATAGTCCGCTCTGCAGCGGCGCGACGTGTACGGCGACGCTGGTCTACACCGAGCCAACCACGAAGGTCGACGGCGCGCCGCTGACGGACCTTCAAGACGGCGTCTTCACATATGTGAGAGACGGGAAGGAAGAGCGGCGGCTCGTCATTCCATCTAGCAAGCCGGCCGGCGGCGGCACGATCTCGGTCGACATCGCGCTGCAGGTTCCGCCATGCACGGACGCGGTCTTCACCGGCGCGCTGGTGATGCGCTCGCCGTCAGTAAGGGCCTCGGCTCCCGTCACGGCGCCGACGCTCAGTATCCAACGCAGCACGCTGCCGACCGGCGAGCCCGATCCGGCGTGCGTAGCACCGACGAGCGTGACGCTGCAATGCCGGGACGCCGACTGCGCGCTCACCTGGACGCCTGTCGTCGGCGCGCAAGGGTATCGCGTCGTGCGCTGTACGCAGAAGGACCGCTGCGCGCGGATAAGTGGCTGGCAGACCGTCGCCACGACCACAGGCACGACCGCGAGTATCACGGCGCCGCCCGGCCTTTCGGACTATGCGGTTTACGCGGACACGGGCACAACGTCGAAGCTGCTCGGGCTGCGCACGACGGTGATGCGGTGAGACCCATACTCGCGGGCCTCGTGCTTACCGCCTTCGCCGGAGTCGTCGGCGCGGAAGCCCCGCGACCGCTCGGCGAGCTCGACGCGCTCCGGATCGGGAAACTCTACGCCGAGCGCCAGGTCTTCGAGCAGGCGCTGCTGAAGCTCCAGGCGCAGCAGGAATCCCTGCGCGTGCAAACGCAGAGCACGCGGCGTGAGTACGAGGCGAAGAACGCCGAGCTCCAGGCGGCGATCGGGGCGGCGGCCGCCGGGGCAGGCCTCTCGGCGGCGGATCTCGCGGCGGGCTGGCAGCCGGCGCCTGAAGAGCGTCGCTGGATCAAGGTCGAGCCGGCTAAGCCATGAGTCCGCTTCCGCTCATCCCTGGTGGCGGCGCGTTCGGCGGCACGTCGGGCCGCGACCTCTCGGGCCCTGCACGGCAGTCGATCTACGCGCAGGAGACCGGCGAGATCTGGCTGCACTTACTGGAGATCGAACACACCGCGATCACCACGCTGCGCTTCGTCGACAACACCGAGCAGATAACGAGCAACGGCGACATCTACCTGCCCTATGCCTTCCGGATCGCGCTGCCGGGTGAGTTCGACGACCAGCTCCCATCCGTGCAGCTCGAGATCGACAACGTCGACCGGCAGATCCTCGAGGGCATCCGGGCCCTGCCGTCAGCCCCGACTATCGTCCTGGCCCTCATCCTCGCAAGCAGCCCAGACGTCATCGAGGCGGGGCCCTTCCGATTCACGCTGAAAGCCGTCGACTACGACGCGCAGACCATCAGCGGGACGCTCGCCTTCGAGGACACGCTGAACGAGCCCTACCCGGCGATCCGCTTCACACCGAACTACTTTCCGGGGATCTTCCCGTGAGGACGCTGCCGGCCTGGGCGGCGCGCTACGTTGGTCGGCCCTTCGCTGACGGAGGACGGGACCTCGACGGCGTCGATTGCTGGGGCCTCGTCAGGCTCATCCTACGCGAGCAGTACAGCCTCGAGCTGCCGAGCTACGCGGGCGCCTATCCGAGCGCGTCGGAGCGCTCCGAGGTCTCGACGCTCGTCGCGGCCAGCGTGCCCGAGCTCGGCTGGATTCCAGCGCGACCGCCCTATCTGGCCGGGGACGGCGTCGTGCTCCGCGTTGAGAATCGCCCGTGGCACGTCGGGCTGATGCTGAACGACGACGACTTTATCCACGTCATGCCCAGCGGCACGTCGCTGATCGAGTCGATCACGGGGCTGCGGTGGGGCCGGAGGATCGTCGGCGTCTACCGACACCCGGAGGTCAGGGCGTGACGACGGAGCTCGTCGACGAGCCGCTGATCGAGCGCGTGCAGCTCGTGACGGCGTCGCGGCCGTTCTCATTCGATACCACGGCGCTCGAGGTCGGGCGCGCCACGATCGCGGACCTGATCGCGCTGGCCGGCATCCCGGCGGGCACGCCGACCCGCGTCTACGTGAACGGGGTTTTGCATTACCCGGCGTACTACCACGTCACCAGGCCGAAGGCCGGCTCGCACGTCCTGATCCGTGTGGTACCAGCGGGCGGCGGCGGCAGCGGCGGGAAGAACATCGGCCAGGTCGTCCTCGGCATCGTGCTGATCGTCGTGGGCGCCGCCCTATCCCTGTCCACACTCGGCTGGGGCACGTCGGTCGGCGTTCCGATGATTGTCGGCGGCGTCGGCATGGTGATCTCCGGCGTGATCAATATGCTGATTCCGCCGCCGACGCCGCCCAAGCTGCGGCCGCTGTCTTCGGGGACCGCCGACCAAGAAAGCCCGACCCTGTCGATCGCCGGGCAGCGGAACGACCTGCGCCCCTACGGCGTGGTGCCGCGCATTCTCGGCACGCATCGGATCTTCCCGCCGTTCGCAGCGGCGCCATTCACGGAGGTCGTCGGCGCGGACCAGTACCTGCGGCTGCTCTTCCTGATCGGCCTCGGCGAGACGAGCTCGACGGAGCACAAGATCGGCGAGACGCCTATCGAGAACTTCGACGGCGTCGAGATGGAGGTCCGGACTGGCGCCGCGGGCGAGCCGCCGATCACCCTCTATACCAACGACGTCAACGAGCAGCCGCTCACCGACGCGCTGACGCAGGCGGGCGGCGGCGTCATCCGGACCACGGTGCCCGACACGGCGGAGATCTCCATCAGCAACGCCTTCCTCGGCGGGCTCGTGCAGTTTGACCCGAACACCGGGGAGAAGTTCAACACGACCGTCTCGGTCGACGTCGACTACCGCCTGGTCGGGCAGGCGACATTTGTGCCAGCGCCGGGTTCCCCGCTCGTCACGCGCGAGGCGCGTCAGGCGATGGTTCGGACCGGCCTAAGCTGGAAGCCGCAGCGGCCGGCCGGTCCCTATCCAGCGACGAGCTGGTCTCATCTCGGCCTCTCTTCGGTCACGCTGTCGCGGTTCAACGATGGCGCTCTGGACCTGAAAGCCTTCGACGCGCACGCCGCCGAGGCCGGATCCTGGATTGAAGTCGACGCAGGCGATGAAGTCGAGTTCGGTCGCGTCGTCGTCACGTCGCTCGACACCGGCGCCACGAGCATATGGAGCGTCGAGGTTAGCAATGATCATGTGACCTGGACGAGCGTCTTCCAGGGGTTTTCGACCGGCGGCGCATTGAGTCGGAGCGCCGAATGGCGCGCGACGCGCGGCCGCTACTGGCGCCTGCTGAAGACCAATGGGCCGAATCTGGGCTTTAACCCCAACTACACCGAAGTCGAGTGGTGGCAGACGACGCCGGGCCAGTACGACGTGCGCCAGACGCGAACGACGGCCGACTCGGGGAGCCAGAACACAATCGACCTCGTCGTCTGGGCATCACTGCGATCCATCCGGCTCGTGAGTCCTGTGAATCTGCCGGCCGGCATGCCGGTCGCACTCACGGCCCTACGCATCAAGGCGACGGACCAGCTCAACGGCGTGCTCGATAGCTACAACTGCCTCGCGACCGGCCGGATGCTGGACTACGCGAGCTACGCGGGCAGCGTGCAGGCGGACAGCCCGCTCGGCTACTGGCGCCTCGGGGAGGTCAACGGGGCCCCGCTCGCGTTCGATGCCAGCGGCAACGGCCGGAGTGGCTCGTATGCCGGCGACCCGGGCCTCTGGAGCGCCGGGCTAGTGACCGATGACGCCGACCGCGCGATGACGGCCGATGGCATCGACGACACCGTCAGCGTCGCGGCCGTCTCGTCGATCGACATGGGCAATATGAGCTTTACGCTCGAGTGCGCCGTGAAGTTCCTCTCCGTCGCCGCCGGGACGCACGGGATCATGCACAAGGGCGACGGCCTCGAGTTCACTGCGAGCCACATCGGCTGGGCGCTGATCCGCGACGGGGACCGGATCAAGTTCGTGCGCGCGACCGGCAGCGGCTCGCCGACCGTGCTGACGAGCAACACCGCCTTCCCGGTGGACTTCGTCGCGCATCTCCTCGTGCAGTACGACAAGGTCACCGGGAACGCGACCCTCTGGGTCAACGGCACCGTCGACGGCACGACGAACGTCGGGACGGCGTCCTACGCGGACACCTATCCGCTCCAGATCTCGCATCCTGTCTCCGGCGGCGCCGTCTGGGACGGCATCCTCGACGAGGTCGCCGTCTACCCGGCTCGGCTCGAGGATTTCCGCGTGCAGCTTCATTACGCCGCCTTCACGGGCACGCGCGAGTGGATCGTCGCCGGCACGAGCAACCCGGCAAGCCACTACCGACGGATCCTGCAGGGCCCGGAGAACGCGCGGCCGCTGGCCGA